AAATGCCTTGCCTGCGGCATTTTTCATCCCCAATGTAACTACGCGCCTAGCTTCTGCTTTTTGCGCAATCTTTTCGGGTGTATCACCCACCATTGGGAAGTAGGTGGCATATTCTTGTCGTGCCTCATCTGCACCAATGGCAGCACCAGACTCTTTGCGCAGCTTGGCGCGAATCCAATCTTGCGCAGCCTGGTCATACATCTGAGTGTCTGCGCTTTGAACCACACCTCGCGCTAAAGCGCCACCAACAAATGGCACGGCCTCGGCCACTCGAGTACCCATTCCTGGCTGCGATCCAGCCGGTAGTTTTTCAAAAATGCTTTGAGCCAACTCCATGCGCTGGGCAAAGCCAGCAGCGTTTGACTGACCCTCGGTTGGCGCTCCGCTTGCGCCTTTAAGTTGACCGCTTGGTCCCATAACCGGCACGGCCACACCACCGCCTTTAGGCACATTAAAAAATCCTTCTGGAGTGTCAACTCGGTCAAAAGCACTACGGGCAAACTCTTGCTGGCGCAAACCAAGACCAGCTTGAGCCACACCCAAATTGGCTCTGGAAATATCAAGATTTGCAATCTCACTTGGAGTCATTGTTTGGGCAAATGTTTCGCCACCCTTCAATGCCGATTTATTAACAGCCACAGTCTGACCGCCAAGGTTTTGCAAGACGACATCGCGCTTTGGACCAAAACCCTGCATGGTCTTAACGCTGCCGTCTTTGTATTGCTGGACCAAAATGGGGTTGCCTTTGGTGTCTGTCACTTCAATGGGCTGGCCAACTATTTCTGGTCTTGGGTTAAGTTTCTCAGACATTTCCTGATAACGCTTGGCATCTTCAGACCTACCTTGAGCTGCATAAAGGTCTGCAATCTGCTGATACTGGCCAGCCTTGAGTTCGTTGGCGCTTGGCGGCTGAATGCTTGCGGCCAGTTCGGCACGGGCAACCTTTGGACCAAATGGGCCAGCCTCAGAAACAGGCGCTCTTAAAGCCTGCTGGTCTGGAGTCAATACAGTTGGGGGCTTAGTTAAAACACCAGCGACTTGCTTTTGCAAATCTTGGGCTGTTTGCATCTCTTTCAGCTTCTGGCCCAAAATCAAATCTTGAAAAGACCCAGCTCTTGCCTGCTGATAACCTTGCTGGCCAGCCATCAAAGCTGATCCAAGTGCTTGGCCCAAACTGATTGGGACTGCACTTCGGCCACTGGCTTGCAATAGTGCAGCAGCTGCTGAAAGTGTCGCATTACGGCCCATGAGCTTGCGCTGGTCTTCTGTCAGCAATGCGTCAAGTCCTGATGGAGTACCACCAAGACCGCCACTAAACAAACTGCTTAAATCAAATCCAGTTCCATTAGCCATTTTTTGATCCTTCTAATTAACGCAATAGGCCAAGAATACCGCCACCAATTGCACCCACTGCTGTCCCAATCCCTGGAACAACACTGCCCAATTGAGCGCCGGCCAAAGCGCCACCAAGAGCGCCAGCGCCAACATTTTGGCTGTATGGGGTTGTTGCCTGCATCCCCAAATTGGCAGGCTGCGCACCAAGGCTTGACTGGACAATGCCCAGACGCTGGAGGCCAATGTTGCGAATGGCATCCATTTGTTGCTGGTCCAAAGCCTGACGCGCACCGCCAGCGCCCATGACCGCTTGAGCGCCACCAAGACGCAATGCTTGTTGCTGTGCAGCCAAATTGCCTAGCTGGCTTGCACCACCTAGTCGCAATTGAGCGCCTTGCAAGCCTGCTTGCTGATTGGCAATGTCGGCTGCTGATCTGCGTGCAATGTCAGCCTGCTGCATAGCCATGGCCTGATTGAATGCCTGCTCGTTCAGAGTTGTCCCAAGTGTGGCAGCCTGCTTGGCAAACCCTTGGTTTGTCAGAGCCTCGGCCACACCTTGGCGTGATCCACCAAATGCACGGGCAGCTGTGGCACGCTCACCAGTCTGGGCAATAGCAGCGCGTCTTGCAGATTCCAAATCAGCCAATGCATTGGTGCGCACTGCTTCTGTATAGGGATTCATGTAAGAGCTAATTGAGCCTGGTCCGGTCAGGCCAAGATTGGTCTGCTGCGCTGTGACTTGACCAGGCTGATACATACCGCCATAGGCCGCCATTTGCGCGGCCAAGTCTGTGCCAGTAATGCCTGGGCCAGCAAGGGCCGTGTTGACCAGAGCTTCCTCGCCTGCCTGGTACATTGGATTAAAGCCAGCAATCTGCTGGACTGGCAATGCACCAGCGACCCCTTGGGCCTGCTGAAAGTTAGCCAAGAATGCTTCTTTGATCTGTGGATCAATGGAGCTTGTGCTGACGCTGTTTCCACCTTTTGACATATCGCCACCTTATCCGAGTAAAGATTTCATTTTCTTGGCTGGCACTTTGCCTTCATTGATCATGTCTAGAAGTCCACGGCCATACTTGTTGACTGAAGACTTTTTGATCACATATTCACCGCGATCTAGATATCCAGCGCCATCATCCGGTCCAAGTGGGTTCATGCCAAACAAACCATCGACCATGCCGCCCATGGCATATGCAGCGTCACCAGCTGCACCAGTGCCTGGGCCACCTCCAGTGTTGCCGTCGCTAGTAGCGCCACCACTATCACCGCCACCGCCAGAAAGGTCTATGCCCGTTGTATTTCCAGATGCTGCCGCTGCCGCTGCCGCTGCTGCGTTAGCCGCCCTGATATTTTCATAAAGCATTGGGTTGTAGCCACCCATGGCAGTGTTGGCCACAATGCCAGCATAAGGATTCACCATCTGGGGGCTTATTGCCCTGATCTGTGAATAAGGTGATGCGCCACCAGCTGTCACAGCAGGGTTGTACTGAGCGCCAATGGGAATGCCCATGTAGTTCTGGAAATTCTGCTCAAGAGTTTGTGGCTGGTAATTGGTAACTGGTGGAGCGCCCATAGACTGAGGCTGCATTTGCGACTGAGACAGCAGGCCAGTATTTGCAAATGGTCTGTAAGCATTTACATTTTGAGTTATTAAATCAGTAGGGTTTTGAGCGACATAAGCATTGACGGCTTTATTAAATGAAGCGCCAAATGTGTCTGGTGTCAATGTGCCATTGATCAATGCATTGGTCCAGAAGTCAACACCAGCCTGGTCAGCTTGATTTGCAGCAGTGCCAATTCCTCTGCGACCAATGTTTGCATAGGCATCCAAAACCAATTGACGATAACGCGCTGAATTATCGACAACATTGCCACCGCCACCGCCACCGCCAGTGACAACATTGCCACCGCCACCAGTTGTGGCAGCAGCTGCACGATCTGCATCGATCTTTGCTGCAAGTGTAGGATTAGCCGCACGAACCTGATCGACCAATGTATTGAATTGGCCAAGATCGTTGTTCATCCAAAATTGGATTGCCTCTTCATTGGGCCTTAATTCAGCCTTTGGATTGGCTGCATACGCTGCTAATACTTCTGCTCTTGTTGCCATAGTCTTTCCCCTATAAGTCCTTTGCAAGTACAGCCCATTGTGGGCTGTAACCTTCGTCTTTCAAAAATGTCTTTGCCCAGCCCTTGCGGCCTGCCAAAGTCACCCTGGTGCATCCAACAGATTTGCCCCAGGATTCGATCAATGGTCTCATCCGTGAGAGTTCATCTAGGTCGCCACCAGCTAGAAAATAATGCAAATTCTTGAGCCTGGGATAGACAATGATCTCTGTCAATACCACCGAGTCCTTGGCTGGCCACAGCTGTAATCTGTGGTTTTCCACCATCTCGGCAATATCATCAAAATTATGTGTGCCTCCAGAGTATTCTAATGCCGCCTCCACTTGTTGGCGCAGCCTTTCCAAATGCTCTTGGTCGCTCATCGCTTGCCGCCAGCCACCGCCTCCAGCCTCATCACCCCAACCCGCCAATCAGCCAAAGTGTTGCCAGTCACCCTCATGTTGACTTGGCGGCCTGAGAACCTGACTGAAGTTGGGTTTGCTGCCGTGTATGGCCCAAATGTGGATTGTGTGCTTGTCGGGTAGTTTCTGGTCTTAAACGACACCACCGCCTCACCCAGTGTCTGCTCGTCTGGCACAACTTGGCGCACGTTCATTATGTTGTCGCCATTGCCCAATTGGACTGGGCCACTTTCTGCATAGACGCTGGCGCTGTCATAGTTAAAGCCGACCTCATGCTCATAGATGTAGCCAGTGCTGGAAACCATCAAAGGATATGTGAACACGCCAGCGTCAACACCAGCAAGTCTGGCCAATAATCCTATGTTCCAGTGGTTTTCGCGATAATTGAAAGTGACATAAGAGTCATTCTCATTGCTTCCACTTGATGGGTAAAACCACCAAATCTCACCAAATTTGCTATTGTGGACCGCATATATTTTGCTTGCCTGGGCATAGTTGATATTGTCAAAAACATAGTCACTCACATCACTTGGCAGTGGCTTGACATAGCCGTCATATATCCAAAAGCCTGCGCGTGACATCCAAATGGCAGCAGTGTCAATGGCCGCCACAGCCTGGGCCGAAATAAGACCGCAGCCGGAACCTGCCTTCTCAAAGCCATAAACAAATGGTGCGCCAACATACTGGGCCGTGTGGACATCCACATCTGTAAACAACAGATTGACACCCTTGACGCGCTTGCCAGCGATCAGTGAGCCAGGAGTTGCCAGCTCATAATCGCCTGCAAGGTTGTCCCCTGCCGGTGTCCAAACAGTATTGTTTTCCTGATCGCACCACTGTACTTTTCTTGGGTTTCCACCAGCACCAAGGGCAAACATAATGCGCTCTTGGGTGACTAAAACTGC